CTTTTGTTTTTTGGGGTTTTGCGGTTTTTCTCAAGTGTGCTATAGTGGAATTGTTCACACAAAGAGCGATAGGCAAAAGGAGCACATAACATGTACGCAATCCACTACATCGGCGGCGCAATCAACGTCAAGAAAATGCCCAAAAAACAAGCAGTCGAATACGCCAAACAAATCAACGACAACGCCCTCTCAAGCACCTTCCCCGAAAGCGTGAAACTCGTTCAAAGTCCCGAAGCCCGCACCATCATGCAAAACAGACTCTTCGCAAAAGACATCTACGCCCGCCACAGCGACGTATACAGCATGAGCATGGCTGAACTCGTCAACGCAGTCAACGAATACTGTTGCTGAAAAACAATCACCACAAACCCCAATTACACGAAAAAGGACAATCAGAATGTACTCGAAAATCAGCGAAGACACCTATCGGAAACTCATCGACAAACTCGTCAGAATCCCCTACGTGACCGGCGCTCACGCAACCCGAGCCATCTTCGGAGACGGAATCGAAGTCGCATTCCAACACCGTTACATGGGCAAGCAGGTCGAGTACTATCTGGTGGCCGACTCGCAACGAGACGGCAGACGTTCCTACCGTTGGCGTGGCGGAGTATACACGGTTCCGTCCGCACACTGGACTTTCGATGACGGGGAATACACGCCCGTCGAACTGGAAGAACATAAGCTGGAATCGTTGGATGTTGACGGACTGTATGACGCGATTGTGTCCGATTTAGACAAGGCCATGAGAGAATTGTAGGAAAACGAAAATGCGATTCACCGACGGCAAGGAAAAGCTGGAAATCGAAATCCACGAAGGCCAGCATTCTTGGGATACAACGGTAGAATTCTTCGACCATTTGACGACTCCCATTCTGAATGGGACTCGTCAGGTGGGAAACGTTCGCACTCTACTGACGAACGTGTACAACAGGATTCTAGGCATGTCCGACTATCCCGCACCGGAAGCCGACACTCGGGCAATCTACACCATCGCCGACTTGGCTGGAACCATTGTCAGGGAAGGTTCTTTCACTTCGTCCAACAATCCAGCCAACACGTATTGCAGTGGTTGCGGTTGCCTTCTCAGCGAGGAGAACGAGAACCTTTGCGGTGATACCAGCTGGTGCGATAACTGCTACTGAGATTGGAAGACTGCCGTTTCTATGCTTCCTTATTGTTCTATCGGATTGTGTTTTGCGCTAATATCATATATACTGGAATTGTTCACACAGCAAGAAGTTGCATCCTACAAGGAGAAAAATGAGCAACACCACCACAGAAATCAACTGGCACAACACCCTCCCCCAAAACTTGGAAGGCCACAAGTGCATCGCCGTCACCAAAACCGGCGAAACCATCGAAGGCATACTGGAATATCGCACGGCACAACCCGACATGTATGTGAGAATCGATAGCCTCCACTTCCCCGGCGTCAAACCATGGGTTATTGTCAACCAATGCGAATCCGGCAACGAAATGGGCGAAGAATTCCAGTCCGTGAAAGTGTTCGCCTGAAAGGTTCACGAATGAGTAACCACGACTGGGTAGCAACCGACAGTCCCAATAAAAACAACACTCACAAGAACAACCGTTCCACTCATAACGGATGGGACGCCGGTAGCGCTTGGAACCCGCAATCCACGAAACGAAACGAATTCGGCATACGCAATACCGACTGGAGCAATGACTAGCTCCCACGTCAAAAAAACGTTAGACCAAAAGGATAAAAAATGAACAGCGACTACTATGAGTATCTGACCACCTCAGCCAAAAACGACCCTGAACTGAACGAGCACGACAAAGAGACCGTATTGGCTTTCCTGAAACGACTCGACGCCAACCCCGACAAGTATGCGGTAGCCCCAAGAACAATCGCATACTTGAATGAAGAATCTTTGGAATACGCTGACATTACAACCGAAACCCTTAAGAAGCTCGACATGAGCGCTACGCAACTGTTGGACGAATGGTGGGAAAACGTTTGGGGTAGCGCTACTATTGAGGACGATTGCCTTGAGGGACTAAACGAAGTTCTAGAACTTCACGGAGTCAGTAAATGATACCAGAATGCCCGTGGAAAACGACTTCCACGGGTATTCTCGTCTCAATTTTTGGAAGGAGCGCGAATGCCCCATTACTTGTTGGACGCGGCTAATGACGCGACTGAACTCCCATCCGCAGACTTGGATAACATCCAGTCGGTTCTGCGTACCACGCCTACTCTTGATTCAGAAGCGACCGTGTTGGCTTGCGAGATTCTGAATGCTTGGGACGAGGATTGTAGGATTCTTCGCCGCCGTCCGAGGCTGGTGTTGTTGAATGTTGAGGAGCCGGAATTCTAAGTGTGGGAAGGTGGTTTTTCGTTCTTTGCATTACCCCTGTTGTGTTAGAGTGAGATAGCCCACACCAAAAAAGGAAAACCAATGGCCTTAAAAGAACTTCCCTATCAAGACGGAATCAACTGGAAAGAATTCGAAGGCAAGTCCGCGATATTCAAATGGAACGGCAAACCCATGGCCGGAACCCTCTACTTGGACGGTTTCAGCAATCTCGCAGTTCGTGAACTGTCCGGTTACATGCCGGTCTTATATATTTGGCCGGATGATACGAGTCATGTCAACGTCGAGCGTGTGACGGATTTTCATGTGTTCGAGTTCGTTGAGGATTAGTGTAGTTCGGGACGCTGGCACTGCGGCTTCTATTCCCATTCCGGGGACAATCCGAACGTATTATCCCGGCTTCGATATTTGGTTCAACCGCACGGTTCTCCCCTCATTGGGGAAAGGCCGTGCGATTCTTTTAGCCCGCATAAACGGTGAGTTGGCGGGGTTTTGCGTTCTCAAGAGAAATCCGTCTGAACGGAAGATTTGCACTTTGTATGTCTACGAGGGTTTTCGGAGTCGAGGGGTTGGTTCCACGCTGGTCGAATATGCATTGAAATCGCTGGATGAACGGTTCCCTCTGGTGACAGTGCCGGAAGAGCTGTTGCCGATGTATGAGGGTTTCTTCCGTCGTTTTGATTTTCGTCTGTCCGGCTCTCGTGTGGGTTTGTATCGGGTTGGGAAGAGGGAGTTCTTTTTTAACGGGACGCTGGCTTAGGTTTGCGTGTTGCGTTTTTCTACCCCCTTGTGTTATAGTGGGATTGTTCACAACAAAAACAAAGACAACCAAAAAGGAGAACGCATTGAATCAAGCAACTAAATTCGGCAAACGAATCCTCTTCGATGACCACCCAACTCGCGCAGTATTCGACACCAAGGAACTGCCAACAGACGACTCCCATGCGCTCTACCGCGTATACCTGCGCTCTTGGCAACGGCATTCCTGCCGACCGGGAACCGAGAATACACCCATGTTCGACGTGATATGCCCGACAAGATGGTGCCGTTGGATTACCCACATCAGCATTCTGAACTATTTGGACGGCATAAGCTGGCTGGCTTGGCCAGTGGAAGGTGGCGTCAGCTGGCGGCATAGGACAATCGACCCCTATTCCGTCCACTATTCCACCGATACCCATATTCCGGTAATCGACCTGCGCAAAAGCGAAGAATAGGAGAGAACATGTCCGACGCTCAGAACACGCCCCGATTCTCGACCATAGGCATCCCCTACACGAAGCATCAGAACAATGCGGCGCTTAGCATGAGTCCCGCCGAAGATTCGACCATGCGCCGACTGGGATTCACCGACCACCGTGAGGGGTATTGGTACCTCTGCCGTTCAGTCTCCCCCGACCATGACATGACATTGAATGTCGAGATTGCCAAGGACGGTAGCGACTGGCAGATAGACGTGTTGGACGAGAACTTCTGCCAACCCTACGACTACCAGTATTTACTCAACTTGAACCCGACGTTGGATTATCCCAACAAGGTGGCTGACGAATGCGAGAAATGGTTCCGGAAACTATCCGAATGGGGTTTGCTACACGGCTGGCATGAGGGAATGTACGTCTGAAAAAACAGAAAGGAAAAACAAAAAAATGAGCATTCTCAACGAAGAACTGGAAGAACGGTATCCCATCGAGGAAGGCGACTGCATCACGCTCACACGGGAACAGTTGGCGTTACAGTTGCGTCGCGCATACAAGGCGGGTGCGACCCGCGACTATAAGCGCACTCCGCACGGGCATACGGAACTGTTGAAGATTATCGGAATCCTTCAAGACTCCCGCCTATTGCCCGACAACACCGACTTCGAGGATGTCGTAAGAACGGTTCTGGACGGACGAGTCAAGGCTATTACCAGATAAGGCGTTATACTAGAAACGTCCACACATTCACTTACCCGAGGAGACCACACCATGAGCTGGGACAAATACCAAAGTCGAGACCCCAGAAGAATCGACCCAATGAAAACACCACTCTACGATTACGTGGTCTTGGATACCGAAACCACCGGTTTCAAACCCGAAAACGGGGCCAAACTCATTGAAATCGGAGCCGTGAAAATCCATAACGGAAAACTCGTAGACCGATACGAGCAACTGATTGACCCACACCAGCCAATCCCTGAATACATCACCTCGCTCACCGGAATCAACGACAGCATGGTCATCGGACAACCCGACGTAAGTCAAGCCATCATCCGATTCGACAAGTGGCTTGGCCCACGAACCATCATCATGGCGCATAACGCGTCATTCGATTTAAGTTTCTTGGACGCGGCCATGAAAACCGTGAACGGTGGAATGTTCTTCTTCCCCCACCGGTTCGTGGACACGTTGGAAATGAGCCGGAAAATCCATCCCGAAAAGCCAAGCCATAAGGTTGCCGTGCTTATCCGCGACTATGGTATCGGTGACGTGGAAGAGCATCGCGCCTTGTCCGACGCGACTCAGGAAAACATGCTGTATGAAGCCATGCGCAGAGAGGAATTTGGCCGCTAAATGGGATACGAGGACATGTTCAGTCCCGAATGCAGGGACTATCTGAAATCACGCAAACCGTCGCAACGGGAGCGGGAGATAGCGAAGCTTGAGATACAGGCCGACAACAAGCACGACATGTATGGCAACAAAAGCCTCTATGAGGTTTCCGGTGAGACTGCGGCCATCTACGAAAGCCAGAAGGCGTTGCGCTTGAGGTTGGAAAGCATCGAGAAAAAACTGGACGAACTCTTAAGGACTCAGAAAGGACTGGGGTGAGAAACCTTCTTACATGCCCATGCTGTAACAGCATTCCCGAATTTAAGTATCGGGCTAAATCTGAACTCCACTGCACTTGGGACGACGAGCAATATTTTCTGCCGAAAGGTTGGGAATACTCCCACTTTTGTCCAGTGGATAATGGTTTGCGAACATCTGGCGGAGTCGGCTTCCAAACCTTGCACGACGCACAGCGCGACTGGAACTGTAAGGTTGGAAGTTTTCTCCGTAACCCGCTGAACAGTTTCCACTCGTCCATCGAAACCGGTGCGGAACTGCTGGTCGAATTAGATGATTGTTTCGTTGGACAGCGAATTCAGCTTGGCGACCGGATATTATTGAGTCGGCGTTCTCTAACCGTTCGAGGTATCGTGCAGTTCATCCAACGGGACAGCGTTGGCGAAATCAGCATCATCCTGCGGGATACGGACACCATCAAGTATGTGATTTATTCGCCGGTCCGGGAGCGCCGAAAGTACATGTTTTCCTATCATGTCGAAAGGCGGTTTCATTGGACAAAAAAGCCGAAAGGCTCCTCTGCGACGCATACCATCGTGGACGACTAGCGGAGGTTAACGAACATAATCAGGACGCGGCTATGTCCCTTATCGATAACGGGTATGCCGACTATTGGCGTACTCTGTTGGGACACGAGGACATCAGGCTGACCGACCATGGGCTTGGTGCCGCACGGAGGTTGGAGTCGGATTACTGAGTTCTTAGCGTTTTCCAAATCTCTATTGTTATAGTGGAACAGTGGGCACAATACCGTGCTCGCTGTTTTTTCTTTTTTAGGAGAAGTCGGAATGCCCCAGCACGACGATAAGCACCACAAGAACAAGAAAATCGTGGTCATCGAGAAGGTGCGCGACAAATATGGTTCCGTCATCGCTTTGAAGGTCGTTCTGTATCGTCGGCATGATACTGAGAATGGGAAGGTTTGGGATATGAAGCGTTCTCATACGTTCAGTGCGGCTTTCAGTCGTCGTGCTTGTAGGGAACAGGCGAAGACGTTGGCTCGTCAGTGGGCTGATAAGTATGGTGCGAAGGTTGTGAAGAGGGGGTAGTTGTCCTCTTTGAGAGTTTTTGTTATACTGGGGGTGTTCACATAAAAACCATTCCAAAAAAGGAGAACACCATGCAGAACATCAACCTCTACAGACTGATGTCCGAACTGTACGCCCGTCCCGAAGTCGAGGACGCTGACATCGTGAGCTGCATGTACGAGGACGACACCCTTAAAACAGTCATGCTCAACGGCCCTGTCGTCGCCATCGGCGTGCAGGACGAATATCCGGCGGTCGCACTGTACCATATACGCCAACGACGAGGGCTACCGAAACAAGGAGCCTCTGACCGAAGGCTTGCACTACGACTTCGAGGACGATAGCGACTACAAGGACGGCGTGGAAGCCATCATCAAGGAGGCGTGCTGACCCATGGACACCATCATCTTCGTCAAAGACCGCAACTGGCCCGGCACGGACAGTCGCATCTATGAGATTTCCACGGCTGATTTGGGCGCAATCTGCGTGGCCGATTGGTCGTCGCTGACGGACGGACAGTTCTCAGGCGACGTGCTCCCCGACGAGGGGCTGCGCGAACGGTATTTCACATTGTACGAACGCGAGGACGACGACCAAGCCGACTGGGACGCGTTCATCGACGACCTCTGGCAGACCGCCGATGACATGGGCTTGGAGGGGCTGGCTGACTGGTTTGTCGAACTGAACGACCCCACCACCATCAAGGCCCGCTACTGGGCGCTCGACGGCGTCGAATACTTGGACGCCGCGCACACCATGCCAAGAGACGAGGCGTCGCGATGATTGACCTGACGAACTGGGCGGCGGGTCATAGGGGAGGCATCGACGGCATTCTGGCATTTCTGGTATTGGCCATGGGAAGCATGTGTGCGGTTGCTGTGGTAATGCGGCTGTGCTCTCGCCTCTGGCGTATCATGCGACACCGTTCGGAGGAAACCCTCAAGCCCCTGCTTGAGGACGAGAGCTTCGTCTACGAGCTGTGGGGCGCAATATGCCTCTGCACGGTCATCGCGTTGACACCGAATGTTCTAGCCCCGTTCACCACTCCGCAGACCACGTTCACCGGACAGGTCGCGGAACAGGCTGGATTGACGGCGCTGTCATGCCCGACGTTGGACGATTCCGACCGTATGCCCCGTCAGGACAGGTACGAGTGCGAATACGTGGACGACAAGGGGCGTGCGCACGACATGAGCTTGCTCGTCGCATCCGGCGACAAGGTATGGCTCTACGACCATCAAGGCAAACCGTTGAAGGTGGGAAAATGACCGGTTTCATTGCCGTAGATATGCTGGCTGAAATCAGCAAGGCTCTCGAATATGAAAACGACTGGACTCAACTGAAGGACGGCGTGCTGGAATGCCGACTGCGAGACCAGTATGACGGCGAGCACACCGGACTCGCCCGCGTCACCGTGGACAAGGCGGGCAAGGTGTCCGTTATGGCATGGTCGGACAATCCGTACGAATACGCAACCATGCCCGACCCCGACTGGACACATGAATACGATTCAGCCGACCCGGAAGCCATCGCAGAAGACATCTGGAACCGTTGCCCATACTGCGGGCGGGAAGCCGACAAGTGCATGTGCGAACGTTGCGCAGGCTGCGGTGTTCTTCTGGACTGGGACAACATGGCGGACGGCGACCCCGGCTACTGCGAATACTGCCATTAGAGAAAAACATTAGAGAGCATAGGGAGATACGGAAATGTTGAAAATCGAGAAGACGCTACAGGACATCCAAGGGCTGCAAAAGGAACTCGCCGCCATCGGCGTGGGCATCGAATTGGGTGAGCCTATCGAGAACGATGAGGTAATGACTATATCCGCCCCATGCTTTTTCGATGATGATGGCGATATGGAGCTTCACTACATCCGACCGGATGGCAACATCTGCGATGGTGGATGCCGTGGCGAGACGGTCGAGTTCAGGGAATACCGCACGCGTCTTATAGACCGTCTCGCCCGATACTACGAAGACGAAGCCGAGAGCATCCCGGGCAAGTGGGCAGAACTGTGCGGCAGGAAGGGCGTTCCATTGCCTCAAGTAATCAGAACGCGCAAAGAGGGGATGGAGGATGCCGTCAGGCGACTGCGCGGCTTCATCAAGGACGAATCGCCCGAGTTGAGCGAGGCTGAATACAAACTGCTCGAAAACGTCAGGCAAGGTCGAGATGCTCGTTTGTTCATGGATAGCTGGGACTGCTTCGGATTGGTCAGAAGGGGGCTGATTAGGCAGGACTACTGGTCGCTCGCTGACCCCGGGTATAGCGGTCTGACCGAACTGGGGGAAAGAGCTATGAAAGGTTATGAGAATCACGTCAAGAATGGGGACTGAAACATGTTGAAAATCGAGAAGACGCTGAAAGAACTGCGTGACCTGCAAAACACCTTGCATGGACTCGGAATCGAAATGTCCATCAAGGATGCGGATGCCGAAACGAAAAGCGATTACGAGGATGCGGCGATGACCATTGACATATTTGAGCCGTGTCGTTGTTTCGCGTGGGTCGGTATGGACGGCGTGATTCACATGAGGTGGAATTCGTATCCCGATGCCTTCGCGTGGTTTCGGATGAACCTGCTTTTGGACCTCGCTCGCGGTTGCATGCTGAAAGCGGATAACATCACGAAATCTTGGACGCACCTTCGCGGGAATCTTGACGGTCGGGATGCCGAAATACCCCTCCCCGCCAAACTGGCCGGAAGGAAAGCGGAATACGAGAATGCGGCCAACCGACTGCGCGACCTTATCAAAGCCGACCCGATTGCAATGGATTTATCCCCTTACGAATGCGAACGCCTTGAAAGGTTCCTCCGCGACCCGCAGAAGGAACGTCTTCTGGAGTATGACCCGGACGACCCGTTTTACAGGAACATGTTCAACAGGAGCTTGATTGACCGCGAGGGACTGACCGAACTGGGACGGAAGGCCATGGAACATTACGTTGCGTCGGCCTGACCGTCACGTCCATGGTCGGACAATCCGCGCGAATACGCGGCCTCCCGTTCACTGAGAACCTGTTCTCGTTCGCGCGGAACGCGGGACGTATGAAAAATACATCAACCAAACAACAAGGAAAGGGAAGCATACCATGCTGTTCAAGCTCGAAATAGGAGACTATTCCGAAGACGGTTACGGAGTCCACAAGCCGGTAATCTACGAGACGAACTACGATGTCACCGCTATTGCGGAAGGATACAAGAAGAGTTGCAAGAAGTACGGCATCCAGTTCAACCGTGGCGACAACGACTTCACGGGACTGGGGCTGAAATGCTGGGACAAACGCGCCCTCTGGTCAAACCCCGACATGGGCGCGTGCTGGCTCGACGAAAAGATGCACGACCTGCTGACGCATACCGGCGTCGTGTCCGAGGAAGACATGATGTCGCTCGAAGGCGAATACCTCGCCAATTACGGTAGCGAGTCCGACGAGTACGCCAACGCCATCATGCGGTTCATCGCCCTCTCTATGCCCGATGACTTCACTTACAGGATTCAGGAGCCTGAAAACATTCCGTGCCTGAATGACACGCTGGGAGTCAACCTCGGCTACGGGCTGCTGGTGCCGTAACCTTGACTT